CTGTGCTGCTGCTGTGCTGCTGCTGTGCTGCTGCTGTGCTGCTGCTGTGCTGCTGCTGTAATACGTGCGCTATATTTGGTTATATGCAAACAATATATTGCTGTGAGCAAAGCGATTTTAGCAGTGAGCAAAACGATTTTTGTGATTCGCAAAAAATTGTTTTGTGATTCACCAAAATCGCTTTGCGAACCACCAACCAATTTTTTTATAACGCAAAGATTTCTTTGCGAATTTAAGGGGGGCAACCCGCGATTGAAAATATCTCAAATATGCAACCGAATTACCCCTTCCCTTCAAAAACCTAACATTACCCACCCCCAAGCCTATCCACCTCACCCAACCACGGCCACCTCCCCACTCACCCAAACCACAACCACACTCTCCCAATCAACACTAAGCATTCAGTACTACTTGAACTACCTTTTGAAAACTAAGGCAGTCGTGTGTTCACCCCCTATAGGGTACACCCTTACTATAGTGTATTAGTATATACTATATCAATATTAAATGCGCGAGCGCGTGCGTGCGCGTGAGGCGACCAGTTACTACTTCGACAACAATCGTAACCTTTTTATACCAGTAGGTGCAAACCATATATATGTCTACCGATGACGAATCTTCTGCCGCCTTCTCTTCGATGACTGCTGACGAGCGAGCAGATAACGAACACGCTGTACGCGAACTGGACGAAAAATCACTTCGTCCTCAGCAAACTGGTGGCGGGAATGGAGACCAAGAACGCTTTATTGATAGTACAAGTCCACAGGAAAATGACGGACGCTCTGAAACTGTGACAGGCTTTGACCCACGCGATGCTTCGAACAGGGAACGAGTATTCCGGCAGGGTGAATGGATGGACAAGTGGGAATGGCTCAATCAACTGAATGACGGCGTGCAGGACAAGAATCGCGGTAAACGGAACTGGCAAGCAGGCAAGATGAACGATGCGAAACTGATTGCCGACCATCTTTCGCTGGCCCCCGACGAACGCGAAAAGCTGTTGTTGATGACAGAAGAGATAGATTTTAATAGTTTTGGTTCGTACAAGAGTGAACAGGTATTAGTCGCGTGTGCGTCTCTCGTCTCCGACGAGAATACAACCGTCTACGAGAACCGTATTATTCTACGCGACGAGTTCCGCGATTTACTTGAGGCATTTGATATGGGTTCACAGGACCACCAACAAATCCGACAAGCGATTAGAGACAGAACAGACTTTTATTGATATATGACCGTGAACACACTTTACCCCCATAGAGACCCATATTCTCTTTTAAAGGCGAACACTAATTACAAGCATTATGAGGACCAACTGCGCCCGACTCCCACACGGTGATTACTATGACTGAGCAAGACACACCCGACGAAGAGGAACTCATTGGGGAACCAATGGATGATGTTCCGAAGAAGGACCCCGACTTTGACTGTAACGCACGACGGTGGGGGTGGGAAGATGAAGACGAGAAGGAGAATCAGTACTTTAAAGGATACTGTAACAACCGAGCAGGATACAAGACTGACCACGTTGGCGCTGGTCGGTGTGCCTATCACGGTGGCAAGAGTGGCGCACCGAAGAACAACGTCAACGCTGCCAAGCACAATCTCTACACCGAGCGCTCGAACTACTACGAGAACCTCGGAGAGATTGAGAAGGCGTGGGTTGACGAGCTTGTACGCTCGATGTTGAACGATGCACCCTTTAATGCAGACAACTTCCAGAAGTTCCAGATGCTCCGCGAAATTGCGATTGATATGCACAAGAAGCGCGGAGCTAACGACTACACTGCCGAGGAAGGTCTCATTCAGGAAAACATTGTACGCGACGACGAGGGTGACCCAGTGATGCGAGACGGGGAACTCGTCACGGAAGACGAGGAGAACCCTATCAACGTCGCCTACGACCGCCTCGACAGAACGATGACGCGAAAGATGAAGGAACTTGGCCTGCTCGATGACCCCGAGAGTCAGAAGGCACAGAGTGGCGAGTCGATTGCAGAACAACTCGCCGCACTCCGAAAAGAGGCTGAAGGTGATGACGAATGAGTGAAGGCTGGTCGAATGCGAGCGAGTTTGCCGACACGCCAATCGAACCGTTCAGTGCTGGCTACTACGGCGCTCGAATGGAAGTGCAGGCCTACGACGATGGGCCAGTAATCGAGCAAACGCTCTACGATTACATCGACTCGTCAATTTACCAACAGACAGACGCTCCGCCGTGGGCGCGTGTTGGAATGACAGAATCACCGTACTTCGAGCTTGATGCCGAGCCGGGTGTGCCCGGTAACGTACTCGGTCTACCCGAGAGGTTCATCGAGGAACACACAGTCCTCGACAATGGGCACATTCACTGGGTCTTGCTTGTCGAGCCGGGATTCGCATATATGCTCTCTGCAAGTGAGAGACTCGAAGAAAAGATTTCGGAGGTTCCATTCGAACAATGATTGGTGAAGACCTCGACCTGAAGCGGCTTGTCACTGAACCCTCGTACTTCGTAGAGGAATTTATCGGTGTCGAGCCGTTCGACTACCAGAAGGAATTTTTGGACTCCGCCAATAATCGAAAGCTTTTCGTAGCTGGCCGTCGTGTTGGTAAGTCACGCTCTGCTTCGTGGAAAGCGCTCTGGTACGCTATCACGCACGCTGAAGCAGAAGTGCTGCTGACAGCGAAGACACAGCGCCAGTCGATGGAACTGTTCCGACAAATCAAGTCGGAGATGCGAGGCAGTAAGGCTGAAAGCGACGAATGGGGAATCCAGCGAGAGACGCGAACGGAGATTAACTTCTCTAACGGTTCGCGCATTGTGTGTTTACCTCTTGGTCGTGATGGCTCTAATATTCGTGGATACGGGGCTGACCTCCTTATCGTAGACGAGGCAGCTTACGTTCCCGAGGAGATTTTCCAAGAAGTCCTGATGCCGTTCCTCGCTGTTGGTGAGAACCAGTTCGTGATGATTTCCACACCACGCGGCAAGCGTGGCTTCTTCTACAAGCGCTTCGATGAAGCCGAACGGGACGAGAACGACTACTTCGTTCAACAAGTTCCGACGTGGAAGAATCCGCGTGTACCAGAGAAATTCATAGAGCGACAGCGGAACAACCTCACGCCAATGCAGTTCAAGCGCGAGATTCGTGGAGAGTTCGATGAGAACGCGGATGCGTACTTCACGGAGGAAGAAGTGACGCACGAGGAAGTCGCCGTTGGACACCCAGTTACTCGGGAGACCAACGACGCATACCTCGGCGTAGACCTTGCTCACACTGGTGAAGACGAATCTGTGTACATCTCTGTTGACGGAAACGGAAACATCTTCGACATTGAACACACAAAGAGCAAGCAGCTTACGGACGCGATGGGACGTATTCGAGAACTTGACAAGTACAACCAGTACGACAAAATCCTTATCGACCAGACTGGTCTCGGTGCTGGTGTGGTTGACCAAGTACAGGAAGACCTCGGTCAAAAAGTGGAAGGTGTCAAGTTCACGAACGACAAAAAGCAGTCCATCTATTCCAACCTGAAGAACAACTTCCAGAACCGTGCGCTGACGTTCCGCTTCGAGCCAAACGCTGGCCGTGACTCGAACACGATGAAGCAGCAGCTTACGGCGCTGGAGTACGATTACACGAGTACAGGCAAGCTAAAGATTGCACACCCGTCTGGCGGTCACGACGACTTCTGTGACTCGCTCGCACTCGCTGTGTGGGCAAAAAATAAGAAGAACACGGCTCTGTCGGACAAGGAGAGTATGAAGCCTTTTAATCTTGGCAGTGTCCGTTGAAAATATTAGAGATGTTATAATAGATTATAACAATGGCGCAAATAGAATTTACTACAACTATGACACAAGCAACAGTTGACGTGGAGCAGGGAACGACCCTCAAGGCTGGCGATACACTCCCAGTATTCGAGGCACAACTGCTTCACAACGGTGACCCATACGACTTGACCGGCAAGACACCAGAGCTACATATGAACGAAGAAGGGTCTGACCTTTCTTCCAAGCAGATTGATGGTGTAGCAATGACCGTCGTTGATGAAGTTGACGGTCAAGTCAAATATGAGTGGAGTAGCGCAGAAACAGACGCAGAAGGCAATTACGACCTCGAAATTGTCGTCGTTGACGATTCCACCTCGCAGGAACGGACGTTCCCGACAGATGGATTCGTCGGCGTGCGAATCTACGAGGACCTACAACAGTAAGGTGATTAATCGTGGCGAATAATACAGCAAATCTACGAAGTCGGATTCTTGGCGGCGGTGGTGGTCGTGCAACCGAGACTGGTGGCACGCCTGACACCGAAGAGCTTGCGAACCAATCAGGAAAGCCTGCTCCTCGGAGTCAGGACCAGTTCGCTAACCGGCCACACATCTCGAAGGGTGACTTCAATCGCTCGAAGCCACCGAAAGACAGAATGCGCCGCTACTGGCGTCAATTCGAGACCACGCCGCTCATCCGAGAACCGATTACGTCGTTCGCACGACAGGTCGTAGAACCCGGATACAGAGTTGAAGCCGAAGTACTTTCCGAAGACGAAATCGAGCGCATCGAGCAGTGGCTCTCGAACGCAGCTATCGTCAGCGGAAAGAGCGACAGAGACGTAATGAAGCTGCTTAAGAAGGCCGCTGTACAGCGTGAAGTGCGTGGGACTGCACTCATCGAGAAGGTTCCAGCACGCGAAGACAACGACATTCTGTACGGTGTCAAGCTTATCAATGCCGAGACAGTGGAAGTGAACACAATGCCGCGACAGGCGATGCTCCTTCCACCAGAACGGCCACGGGAAATCTTTGCCGACGACCCGAACGTTACTGTTGACGACGTGCCTACTACGTCTGATGGTCTCGCTGCTGCATATCAGCAGGACGTGACGACGAACAGATGGCGTCGAAATGACGAGTACACGCAGTACTGGACCTCTGAGCAGATTGTCCCGCTTACTCGTGACGCTGACGTTGGTGAGATTTTCGGTACATCGAGAATCGAGTCCGTTAGCTCTCGTGTCGAAGGTCTGAAGAAGAAACTTCAGGACAACGACGAAGCTATCGCGTCCAAGGCATATCCCCTCTGGCTATTCCTCTTCGGTAGCGAAGAGCAGCCGTGGGAGCGAGACGACATTGACAGGTTTATGAACGCACACGATATGGATAACTTCCAGCCCGGACTCAAGCAAGGTGTCCGTGGTGACGTGAGCGTAAAGACTATCTCTGGTGAGGTCGCTGACATTGCCGAATACTTGCAGTTCGACCTTGACTACATCTTGACTGCGATGCCGATGCCGAAGTACACGCTCGGTGCGTTCGAGAGTCAGATTAACCAGTTCGTCTCACAGTCTCAGGAGCGCGACATTCAGCGCCAACTGAAGGAAGCACGTCGTGAGATGGAGTCTGAGTTCTCCGAAATCGTACAGGAGAAGTCTCAGGAGATGTTCGGTCTCTCTGACGAAGACGTTGACGAAGTGAAGTTCAAGATGGGAAGACCGAACGAGCAGAACGAAGAGGTTGGACCGAACCAGAACGTTATCGACTACCGTGGTAAAGGTAACGATGGCGGCAACGACACCAGTGGACAGAACGAGACTGGAGATGGTTCGGGAAACCAGAATCAGGGTCAGCAGAACAACGACGAGCAAGAGCAGGATGGGGAGCAGTCGGACTCTGACTCCCCCGAAGACGAAGAGGAAAACATCTGGACCGCAGAGCTTGCTGACCCACGGTTCGTCGGAACGAATCCACAGCGGCGACAACTTACGTCAGCCATAGACAGTGTGTTCGAGGGTTACGTAAACAATGTTGTCCAGAGATTACGTGACCAGTACCGGAACGCACCCCGCAATGCGATGACGCAGATTGATACCATCAATACGCGAGCGAGCCGGTCGGCAATGGATTCCAGCGACTTACGGGATGTATCACCCTCGGTGATGGAAGAAGTTGTCAGAGACACGCTCACGACTCTTGAGAGCGACACACAGTTGGACTACACAGCGTCGTACAACACAACACACAGAAACAATACGACTCAGTTTTCCAACAACGTAATCAGAGCTACGGAGCGTGCTGTTAACGACTTAGGAGACCGTATTAGCGAACACGTTACGCGAGGCGCACAGTCTGGAGAAGAAATGCAGAACATCGTGGAGCGCATCAAGGCCACGTTCACGCGAGATAAGCTCCGTCAACGGGCACGACTGATTGCACATATGGAGATGCAGTCTGCCGTTAACACGACGAAGCTTATCGAGTTTGAGAACCACGAGAATGTTGTGGGAGTGCAACCTATCAACACCTGTGGAGAGGGCACGACACAAGTTTGTCAGCAGCTTGTTGGCTGCGGTGACGGTGAACCTGCCATCGCTCGGTTCGACTCTGAGGAGTCGCTGAGTGAACAGTGGACTGATGCAGCGAGCGGGGCTTATATATACAGTGGATTTGACCCGCTTCCACAAGTACCGCCGTGGCACTTCGGCTGCGACACAGAGATTGTGCCAGTCGTAGAAACAGAAGACGGCGAAGAGTTAACACACGCGACCCCCGAGGAAGGCAGTGTGTTCACTCTCGAAAAGCTTGAGGATAAGTACGGCATTGAGGTTGAAAACAATGGTTGAGTTCAAAGAAGGAAACAGAGTCGAAACACCTGAAGGTCCCGGTGTCATTACCGGAAAGATGACAACAGACTTTGAGTTCCCGACTGGCGCACCAGAAGGTGACGATGATGAACCTGAAACGGTAGACGTTGAAGCATCATCCGATTCTCCTGCGTACATCGTGGGACTCACAGGAGGCGGTAATGGTGTCTTCAGGGCGTCTGACCTGTCTGAATACGACGGCGAAAGTTTCGCAGACGATGACGCAGATGCAAAGGACCTCGCTGGTAAGGCTGAGATGGCAGAAGTGTATCAATACACGGACAACCCACACGATTACGCCGAGCTTCAGCGAGCGAAGGAGCGGATGTTATGTGACAAGCACGACGTTGACAATGTTGACGAACTACTGAATATTCGGGGAGTTGACGACCCTGAAGTTGGATTTAGTGAGCTTCCAGAAGGGTGGGACCGTGCATCGGTTCTCGATGCGTGGGCTTCACTCGGCGGAACATTTACAACGTGCCGCGCACAGATGGTCGGAGATATTCGTAGTCCGTCCCGATTCTGTGCTGCACTCAAAGACGAAGTTCTTGGCACAGAACTCTGGAGAAATCGCTTCTAAGTGAGGATTACTATGGTAGAAGATTCTGAATTTCATAAAAACGCACAAGATAGTGTATTTAATATAATACAAACCGATAGTGATAGACCACTTGTACAATCTGTGATTGACCAAATTAGTATTCGTAAAACCCCATCATCCACAACTGACGCTGAGGTAATAATGGTATCAGTTGACCCATCTTCTACTAATTACGTTGATGGAGACTTTTCTGTTCCTGTTGAACACAGTGAACAGAACAGCGCCATTCGACAGGTTGAAGGTGACGGTGCAGCAGGCGCACCGACAGGACCGGACGCAAGCGCTGTTGGTACGGATGTTGATGGTGCAGAAACGGCTAATATTCTTACAAATCCGGGCGGTTACCAGATTGGTCACGCAAGCATCAGTTCAACATCAGATGCCGGAGGAACATCCGCACAACGAACACTTGGTATTTCACGAAGACGTGTTCTGACAGACCTTGACTATGGTCTCATTATTATAGATAGCGACGAACAAGGTGAACACAAAGTCGAGATTGAAACGCTACAGAACTCATAAGTATGGATTTAGAGATAGACGACGAGGAGACAGAGAGCGTCTTCAAAACGCGAGTGCTTTTTGCGTTGACAGTAGTGACAACTTTCTGGCTTGAGGCTGTCCTTGAGAAGCTAACTATCGTCACTTCCATATCGGGTATATGGCTGTGGCCGTTGTTGGTACTGTGTTTACTCGTCGTCTACGCACTTGTGGACAGAAGAATCGGACCCTTTTAAGTACCCATCCTAATTACAAGCATTATGAGACGAGACACAACTGAGTTGGCTGTTTCTGAACTTCAACATATGAGTGTACAGCAAGAATCGGTAGAACTTGAACGCAATAACGCACATCTTTCCAGTGAACTTGAAGGTGATGCACCGTGGACGATTCACGGAATCGCTATTGGGGAAGGTGACGTTACTCGTGGTCAATCCGGTATTCGGAAGAAGTGGCCCCGAGAAGCGCTCAAGCCAGCCGTAGACTCCCTCGAAGGTCGTTCCCTTGTGGAAGACCACGACAATTCATCCCGAGGAGTCGTAGGTGAAGTTATTTCGACTACCTATAAAGATGGAGTTGGTGTGCTGTACGAAGCCGAACTATACGACGAGGAACTTGCAGAGCGCGTAAAGAATGGTCTTCTCGAAGTTTCTATCCGTGGGTATCACGGTGACGTTGAGAATATGGAGGAGGCCGAAAACGGTGCAAAGTTGGTTCAGAGAGTCAAATTCGATAATTTGAGTATTGTCCCATCTGGTGCTGCACCGAGCAACACCGCCGAGATGGGTCCGTCTTCGGAACTTTCCGCTGCCGAATGCGCTCAGATGATGGGCGTTGACGTTGACGGTGACGAGCTACAAGAGTTCAAGGAAGGCGATTTTGTCCTTGCTGGACTCAATGACAGCGTGATGAACAATGAAGAAAATCCGACACCGGCTCGGATTGAGGAAGTAGTTTACGACGGAACAATCGAGAATCAGAACATCAGTAATAATCAACCTGTCAGTGGTACGGAGCAAAATCCTGCTGCTCTTCTTCGCGTGTACGAATACAGTGAAGGTGAGTGGCAACCAACCGAGACACTGATGGCAAAGCGCTTCTCGGCGCTCCAAGAGTGGGATTCCGCAGAACAGTCGTCCTACGACGTTCCAGAAGGAGCAGAGTTTGACGGCAACCCACACAAGTACGATGAAGAGCCGGAACGGTATCCAGAAGAAGGTGACACGCCAGACGAAGACCGTCAGGGTATGCACGAGTATGAAGAGGAAGAACGAGCATCTGAAGCAGACGAGATGAACGTGGAAGAACTTGCAGATTACTCGATGCACACGCCTGAGTGGGATGGCGAACACACCGATGAATGGAACAATCCGAACCTCGAAGATTTCGCCAGTGAGTACGACTTTGAAGCTGGTACTGACTTTGGTGAGCTTGACGAGGATACGCGAAATGCAATCGGGAATCACTTCCTGATTGCGCGAGGTGGCTTCCCTCCAGAGTCTTACGGAGACTTAAAGCTTCCGGTTGTTGAACCGGATGGTGAGCTTTCGTTGAACGCTCTCTCCGCTGTAAAAGGTGGACGTGGCGCGACTGCTGTTGATGGACTTTCCAGTGAAATGGAAAGCCGTATTATGCAGTGGGTCAACGAAACCGCCAGTGAAGTTTTCGACAAGGACTGGGGTGAGGAAGAAGCCGCCGAAGCGCCCGAATTTAGCGAAGGTCAGATGGTCGAGTGGCAAGTTAACCCGGCGATGTTCGGAAAGATTGTCCACATTGATGACGAGAAGGACATTGTGATGGTAGAGGTTCACGAAATGCAGGACGGCGAACCTGTATCGACTGGCTTCACCGTGACGGCTGGTTACTCTGACCTTCAAATGCACGGAGGTAGTGAACAAATGGCTGAACACGGAGAAGTACCAGAAGACCATCGGTTTGCGTCGAAGGACGACGCGATGGCTTTCGTTGAAGACACTGACGGTCTCACAGGCGTCCACCAGATGGAGTTTGACGGTGAGACGATGTGGGTTCCGGGTGACACTCACGAAGAGTATATGGACGTTGTTGCATCGACTTCCAAGCACAGAGACGAAGAAGAAGACGAAGACGACGAAGAAGAAATGTCTGATACCCCCGCAGATGATGCCGATTCAACGGCTGATGCGGGCGATGAGGCAGGAGAGAATGATGACTCGGTGACTGTTCTCTCCGCTGACCGCTCCATCGACGTTGTATCGGACAACGATGGCACTGGCAACGAGCCTGCGACAATCGTTGCTGCTGATAACACAGGTGATTCAACTATGACAGATGAGATTACTCAGGACGAGCTTGAAGAGCTTCGTCGCAAGGCTGACGCTTACGACGAGCTTGAGGAAGGCGACGAGGGCGGGGCTGACCCGTCCGAGGCCGTCGAGGAGCTTCGAGAGGAGTTCCAGTCGGACCTTGAAGAACTCAAGGAGCGAACGGCAATCCTTGACGAAGTAGACCGCTCTGACGTTGAGGCACTTCAGGAGACTGACGAGCCTCACATTATGGAGAGCGAAAAGTACGAACAGCTCGAAGAAGACGTAGAATCGGTTCGCTCGCTCTACGCTGAAGCACTCTCCGAGCGCACTGGTGTCCCCGCAGAGCGTATTCAGGACAAGTGGACGCTCGAAGAAATGCGAGAAGACCTCGAAGACGAGCTTGAGGAAGGTGAAGAGCTTGAAGGTGAGCTTACGCCTGACCCGCAGGGTGCTGACCCTGACGAGGAAGAGCTTGAGGAAGCTGCTGAGGTTGAAGCGGGCGAAGGAGACTCCACATCGGAGGAGGCTTCTGAGAAGCAGGAAGAAATCCGACAGCGCATCCTTGAGTAAAAAGAGGTGAACAAATATGGCATTTACAAACGAAATCGGTGAAGACCTCGACCCCGGAGACGAGACTTCCCGCTACGGTCACTACATCTACGTGGACGCAGCGGAAGACCTCTACGCTGGCGAGGCTGTCACCATCGACTCGAACGGCGAAGCAACTCGTGTATCGGCCAACGGTAGCGATTCCGTTGACGGTATCGCGTACATCAACGCTTCGTCAGGTGAAGAGGTCACCATTAAGACCAACGGCCCAGTTCTCGCTGCTGTTGAGGCTGACGCCACGGCTGGTGACACGGTAGGTACTCACGACGGTTCCGCAGAGAACGTCGATGCTGGCGACCTTTCGGTCAACGGCGACGAGTACGTTGTACTCCGTGTAGGTACGAAGACAAATCCGCGTAGTGATTCTGACGACGACTACGCACTGGTCTCGCAGCGACCATAATATAGAAGAGGTGAATAAATATGACACTTAAAGTTCAGGACGTTATCACTGAGGATTTCGTCCGTGATACGGTAGAAGAATTTGTGGAGGAGGACCTCATTTACCGAGACGCCTTCGCACAGATTGACGCTTCCAGCATTGGTAGTAACGCCTACCAATTCAACATCGCCCAAGACGATATGGGACGTGTGCAGGTTGTCCCCGAGGGCGCTGAGGTTCCGCGTCACCAGACGACTGTGAAGGAGGTTCTCGTCACGTTCGACAAGTTCGCTGGCGAAATCTCCATCACGATGGAGGCACAGCAGGACGGTCTTCTCGATATGAAGGCCCGAGAAGTTGACCAGCTTGCTCGTGCTATGGACGAGCGCCTTAACTTCGAGGCTTTCGTAGAGCTTCGTGACAACGTGAAGCCGGACGCCGACTACGGTACTGGCTCCACGGACGTTGGGTACGCTGGTGACGACAACGGAACGATGACGTTCGGTGACATTCGTGACGGTATGATTGAGGTCCGTCGCGGAGACTACTCGCCGGATATGCTCATCCTCGACCTTGAGGCCTACGGTGACCTCCTCACTGACAACAACTTCAACCGCGCTACGGAAAGCGGGGACGACGTTGTTGCAAGCGGTGAGATTGGTCAGATTGCTGGCCTCAACGTTGTCGTTGACAACGCTCACGCCATCGGTTCTGAGTTCGGTGACGACTCCGGTCCCGGTGCGTTCATCGTAGACACTGACTACTTCGGCTACGAGCTTACTCGTACCGGAATGGCGTCCAACCGTTACGAAGACAACGAGCGGATGGCCGACAACGTTCAGGTCTACACGCGGCGCTCGTGGAAGGCAATCTTCCAAGATGCTGCCGTCGCCATCACTGGATAACTTCGTTATCCATACTTGAATCGCCTGCTATCGTCCGACACCCTACAATCTACCAGCAATGTCAGACTACGACCCAAAATACATCTCCCCGAGCGATATTCCAGTTCAAATCCCTGACGATTACGACAGGGACGAGAAGCTGGATGCTATCGAGTTCGCAGAGGCAATGCTGGAACTCGATGTAAACGGTGGAGAAGAGATTGCTGACGGTGACTTAACGCCATATCACATTGCTGCACTAAAACAGAAAGGTACGTGCGAACTTGCCAAAGGTGCAGAAGATAATGACGATGTGGCGCTTGCCGACCTCGATGATACGGGTGACACGAAAGTAGACTACTCGATGCAGGCGTTCTGTGAACGCTATAAAGAAATTGTTGACGGTATTCAGTCAGCCCTCGAAAACGAGTACACAGGTGTTTACGTGTACAACACGAGTCCGTCCGAAGACTGGTCCGACTGGGACCGCTACTTCAACGACGTGGACTTCGACCTCGACGTGGAGGATGATTACGACGTATGAGTATGAACTTCTCAGGCTTTGACGAGCTACAAGAGCAGATTCAGGAGTTTAAGAACGAGGTCGAGGAGGCGCAGCAACGAGTACCGCGAGCAGTTGACGATGGCGCAGAACAGACCGCCAAGCTTCTCCAGTCGCAGATGCGTGAAAACATCCTACGGCTTGATGCCTACGATACTGGAGAGCTATTCAACTCGGTTCAATGGACTCAAATCGAGTCCGGTGTGTACACAGTCGGACCCACGGCTGAACACGCTATCTACATCGAGTACGGTACAGGCATCTACAATGAGCGCTCAGGTGGTAACGAGCCAATCACACCAACCGATATGCAAGCGCTGGCGTTCGAAACGGCAGACGGTGAGCAGGTTGTTGTGGCATCCGTTGAAGGGATGAAGCCCCGGTCGTTCTTCCGAAGTGCTGTCAACAAGGCAGAAGAGGAAGGATGGCTTGCAGAACAGGCAATTGAGTCTGTTGAAGAGATGTTCCAAGAGGTGTTCAACTGATGGTTCGACCCGAAGACATTATTGATGGACTGATGCGGTCTGTCAAGACCTCCGGTAAGATGCCGTCAGAGATGAACTATCTCCCATACGAGGCATCTCGAAATGGACAAGATGGGAACATCAAGCTTCCGATTGTGGAAGTACAACCCATTGATGAAATCCAGATTCAGGACTTCAACACTGACGTAGTGGATGTGAAGACGGACGACGATGGAAACGCCATTGGTCGGATTTACCACTCTGAGTACAGGCTCGACCTGCAATTCGATGTGTACACAGCACAGGGCAGCAAGTACGATGCCCGCGAACTGGGCACGAAGCTCTGGTCTGTGTTGTACACACACGATAACGCAGGTCCAAATCAGCCACTCCCTGCCGAAGATGGTGGGGATATGGATGCGTCGTGGCGGCTCGAAGTTGGTGACGGTCAACCAGCGCACGAGCTTGAGACGACACCCGAACTACGACGCTGGCGGATTGACGTGTCAGTCTGGTCTGCCAGCGAGTTCGAAACCGACAGCGAAACATCCGTCTCGGATGTTAACTTCAACCCTCAACCTGCTGGTTGATGGGGAATTGTCGGACGATAGCAGACTGACACAAACTACAGGTGATAAACAATGACAACATTTGGAAGCTTCCCCGGTGTACAGGTTCAGACGCAGGGAGGCGGCATTAGTGGTGTCCAAGTTGGTGCTGAGGAGACACTTGTTCTCTTCGGTGCAGCCGATACCAACAACGGCTCTGCTTCCGTAAACGACCCGACTCAGGTTGGGTCGCGGCAGGATGCTGACGCTAAGTTTGGTGACGGCTCTGAGCTTGCCAATGCGATGAAAGAAGCGCTGGCAAACGGAGCAAACATCAACTACCTCTACGGTGTCGCTTACGACTACGATACAGACACGACGGAGAATTTCTCCGCTACAGCAAGCGGCACTCTCTCCAACACGCCAGTTGAAGAGGAAAGCGTATCCGTTCAGGATGGTAGCGCTAACGACATTACCGTAGCATTCTACTACGGTGATGGCTCTGGAGGTACTGCTCCACCAACGCCGACCACTGCTGACACCATCTTCATCAACCCGAAGACTGGTGAGTGGACTGCTGACACGAGCGACGACTACGACGTGACGTACAAGACCCCTGACTGGGGCGGTGCGTTCGGTGCAGCCGATAACGTTGTAGACGAAGACGAGACAGCAGTTTACGCCGCTCTCACTGACACAGAAGCAGTTGCAAGTACTCTCAGCGGTAAGGTCACGACGCTTCGTGGCGAGTACCAGATGGTCAAGGGAGTTACAGCCGCAGAACCGAACGACACGGTTGCAGACGATGCTACCGCCGTCGCTGACGGTACTGACCTCCGTCCACGGTACGACACGGCTAACTACTCCGACGCCATTGACGACGGCTCGATGTTCCTGATTGCTCCAGCGCGACCGCTGGACTCTGCGTACACTATTGTTGGTGGTGTCGCTGGTCTCTTCGCAGGCCACGCCATCAACGAGCCGGTGTACAATGACGCTATCAGCGGCTACACTGACATTGAGCAGAAGCTCGCTCGCTCCGAGGCTCAGGACCTTCGTGATACAGAGGTAATTCCAGTCCGACAGTCTGGTACTGTCCGACTCAAGGACAACCTCTCCACGTCCACTGAGACCGACTGGCAGCGTGACTTCTGGCGGCGTCGTATCGTTGACCGCGTTATCCTGCTCGGGAAGATTGTTGGTGACGCCACGGTTGGTCGAATCAACGACGAGCAGACTCGTAACGCAGCAGAGGCCACACTCTTCGGAGAGCTTGACGCTCTCGTCGGTGAACGGCTCCTTGAGCCGAACACGGACAGCGAGACAAACTGGTACGTAGACGTGTATCAGGATGCCAACGACGCTGACCAAGTAAATATCGACATTGGCATCACGCCACAGGGCATCGTCAAGCGAGTTGACGAGTCCATTACCATCAACACCTAAAGGTGATGAATTATGCCTACAGGACCACAACCAAACCGACCTCTCCGTGATGACCCGCAGAAGGAGATTGGCTACGACAACCGCCTTATCATCGGCGGTGACGAGTACGCTGTCACGAACGTCAGCTACTCCGCTGAGGCCAACACCTCCGAGCAGCAGTTCTCGACTGGGATGGGACAGTCCATCGTAACGACAGGAATGTCCTACTCCGGTTCGTTCGAGCATACAGGCTCTAACGAAGACCTTCGAGGTGCTGTTCGACAGGATAACGGCCTTCCCGTAGACCCTAACAGCTTCACGCTGCGAGTCGAGGAACACGAACGAACTGTAATCTTCCGTGGAGTAATCATTAGCTCCCGCGACAAGGACGTTCCTTCGGACGACCGGACGAGCGAGAGCTATGACTTCGTTGCGGAAGAGATGGTCGTTAAGACCAACTAACGTACAGAGAAGATGAACACAGGCAGCCACTTGTTCTGGCTGCCGATTTTCGTCTCTACAGACGTGCGCGGTGTGTTCACCGCAAAGAACAAAAACTTTTGACCCAACGGGACTGATTAACTATGACACAAGAAGTTGATGCAGAAGAGTTCTACGACCGTACCATCAAGGGTACTGGAGCATCGAAGGAAATCGAGTTCGAGCGCGACGACGGCGCTCTACTTACAGGAGTCGAACTACACGTTGTAAGCAAGGAAGACCTTGCCGAAGCGATTAGCTCGATGCCTGAAGAACTATTCCAAGCGGTTGATGCTGAGGAAGAAGACATTGACCCTGAAGAGGCCGAGGAGATGGCCCGAGAAGCCGGTGGAACGACGCAAGTTTCACCGGAGATGGTTGAAGCGTTCGAAAATCTCTGTTCTAACTCGCTTCACCACGACGGCCTTTCTACCACGCAGATGCGTGACATTATCGAAGACTTCGGCTTCGAAATGCTGTTCGAACTTGGCAGCGAAGTACTTACGTACTCCCTTGAGAACGGGGGCGCTGTCCAAAGTTTTCACGAACGCAGTTAGGGCAGTCGCTCCTCTCAGCAGTCACAAACGGAAAATCGTACTCTGTAACTGAGTACGTCTGTAACTGCTACGAGACACCCGGCTTCCCTGACGAAGATTGCAGGCATCCAACCACTGAGCGCGAAGCCTTTATGGGTGACCTAACTGATGGTCAGTTGAAGTTCGGCTTCTTGGCCGAGCAAGAGCGCGAGAAGATGAAGCAAGAGAAAGTAGAGGCAGAGCAAAACAAACAACAACTGAAGCACCAACTATAGGGACTATATCATATGGCTGAGAAGGCTCTTACTGCTATTCTAAGCGCTCAGGAAACTATTTCTGAGTCACTGGCGAGTGTAGCTGATGCGTTGGACGAGGTAGCTGAATCTGCTGGCGTTAGTGGCGAAGCTATGGATTCTACTGAGGATGCAGCGGATGAAGTACGCAATGCAATGGCCGAAACGTCTGCTGTATTGCAGGAAGCTCAGGAAGGATTCGAAGGTGTGAGCGTTGAAGCACGGCAAGCTGCAATGTCTGCTGAAGACTTTGCTGATGCCGGTGAAAACGTTCGGAACGCGCAGATGGCAATGGACAAAGCCAACCAGTCAGCAGAGCGCTCGCTGGCTGAAGAGGCACAGACCTTCAGAGAAGCCGTAATGAGTGCCGGGAGTCTTGAAGAAGCCAAGGACGCCGTTTCCAGAGCGAACCAGATGCTCAGTGGTACAGCAAAGGCAACACAGGACGCGCTACAGGGAGAAATTGGTGCGCTCTACCGGATGGCGCGTGCAGCAGACAGTGCTGAAGAGCTTGCCGACGACCTCCGTAATAGCGAGTTACAGCTTGCGGAGTCGATAGACTTTGCCGAGATGAATATTGAAAGTATGACCTCGGCACAGTTGGCGAACGCTGTCGCTGCTCGAATTGACGAAGAAGCCTTGAACGACCTCAAAGACTCTATTGAGGAAACAGGTGATGAGGCGTCACAAACTGCTCTCGAAATGGCAGGACTGAGCGGCGCATTCGCAGCCACAAGCTTTAACCTTGGTCCGTTCAACTTCGCTCTCCGACAAGCTGCTGTCCAAATCCCACAGCTTGCTGCTGTGACAGGTTCGCTTGCCGCAGCACTCGGTGGTCTCGCAACCGCCGCTGTAACTGCTGGTTCAGCACTCGCCGCCATTTATGGTGGTGGAATGTTGGCTATGGCTCGTCAAATGGCACAGACCAACGACGAGTACAAGAATACGTGGGAAGCGATGGAAGGTGTAATGAAAGAGGTCCGTGGAACTATTATGCGGGCCTTAGAGCCATTAGCTAATCAAGAAAACGTGGAGATGTTCAAAGATGCAATTACAGGACTTGCATCTGCACTGAACCTCTTTGCACAGCTTGCTAATAGGCTCCGTGGAGAACTCGACGCCTTCCTTGGTGAACTTTCGACAGCGTTCTTCGATAACGCAAACGAAATACTACTTGCACTCGAAAGCACTGTAGAAGCGTTCCTTCCAGTTATTGCAGACTTCTTCGTGTGGTTTATGGAGAAGTTACCAGCGGCACTTGAGTTCTTCAACACGGAAGGAATGGAGTTCCTTGGATTCCTCGGAGAGTTCGGTCGTTCCTTCTTGAACTTCTTCCGAGCGATTACTGAAGTTGGTATTGCCGCATTCGAGGGCATTCTTCCAGCTATTGCTGGCGTCCTCGAAGCTATTCGGATGGTAGCCGATATTCTTAATATGCTACCGAATGAGGTAATTGCTGCCGCTACAGCATTCCTCGTTCTCAGCCGAGCAATGAGCGGTGCGCTCAGTCTTGGTATCCGTATGGGGCGCTTCTTTGGTGGACTCGGTACTGCTATTATGACCTCACGGACGGCTCTCGGTGCATTTAATTCCGTCCTTGCAGCACTCCACCTGACAGGCGCTCAAGAGGCACTTGGACTTCTGGCACAGCGGTTTGGAATGATTGACGAGCTTGCTGAAGCCTCATCTGAAACCGCACAGAAGTCGATGGCGCAGATTTCGTCACTCGACATTACCGAAGACTTCAGCGGTGAAGGAGTCAAAACACAACCACTCGATGGACTTAGAGAGAGATACCAAGGTATTAAAAGTAGCATTTCAGACACTCTCTCTGATGCAGCAGGAAAAGCACGAAGCAAGATGGGCGATGTTGCGACTGCTGTTACAGATGGATTCGGTGCTGCCGCTGACAGAATCAGAAACATTAGCCTACCAACACGAGTTGGTACAGTCTTCGAAGGTGTCTTGAGTACTGTCACTCAGAAGATGGGTGAAATGCCGGGAATCGTTGGCGGATTCTTCGAGGCTGCTGCCGACAGAATGCGAAATACCAGCTTCACGAGTGCTGCATCAGGAGCAGTCGGTGGTGTTGGTGAAGCAATAAGCGAGCGACTTGCGAGTCTCAACAGAGTGGAGACCACTACTGAGACCACTATTCCAGCGCCGGAAATGAAGATGGAGGCACTGAAAACACTCGACATTCAGGACGCAGATGCGTCGAAGGAAACCATAGAATCTGCATACAGAAGTATGGTGAAAGATGTTCACCCTGATATGGGTGGCTCCGCAGAGGCTTTCAAAGATGTTGACGAAGCCAAGAAAACACTTCTGGAAGGTGACTTCGAGGCCGAGGCTGTTACGGAGACGAGGGTAACCACACGTACTGCCCAAGCTCGCCAAAAGCTCAGTAGCCTCGGTGAAACGTTTGCTGGAGTCGGACGCCGGGCACGCAATCTCGCAAGTAACGCTCTATCGGCTGTCGGGAAAGGGCTACAGTCACTCGCGGCACGCGGAATTGGTGTCGTGAGTGTGTTCACTGGCGTTGGTGAGGCAGCAATAAGTGCTGTCCCCGGTCTTGGTAACTTCAGTCGTGCTATGGGCAACATCAAGTCCGGTCTCCAAATCATCAGCCCTGAGCTTGCATCCTTCGCCAGCGATATGGCGTCGAAAATCCCGACCTCGATGGGTGATGCTACCGACGCACTGAGCGGATTCGGTGAGCGACTCAGAGGCTTTAGCTTTAGCGGATTCAGCCTTGGTGGATTCGGTGGACTGGGTGGTGTGACTGACTCGCTACCCGCACTGGCATCCGGCTCTGATGAAGTTGCAGGCGCTCTCCCTGCTGTGACGAGCGGCGCAGACGAAGCAGCAAGTAGTCTGCCTGTTCTGGCTTCGTCTGCTGACGAAACCGGAAGCATTTTCGGCAGACTCAGAAGCCGAATCGCGTCGATGATTCCATCGTTCTCGTCACTCCGTGGAGCATTCGGTAGACTAACAAGCCGATTCAGTGGCTCGTTAGGTATATTCGGTAGTATCGGTGGAATGTTCGGTGACCTCCGAGGGAAGATAAGCAATCTCTCCTTCAGTCTAAGTGGTCTTATTCCGTCGATTAGTTCAGCAAGCAACAGCCTGTCTGCACTGGCATCCGGTTCGGATGAGGTTGCAGGCGCTCTCCCTGCCGTCACAAACAGTGCAGATGAGGCCGCAAATAATCTGCCTGTACTGGCGTCGTCTGCTGATGATACTGCTGGTGCATTCGGTAGGTTCAAAGGAATACTTGGTGGATTCCTTCCGAGTATGGACAGCGTAAAGAGTGCCCTCGGAACTGCTGTCTCGCCAATCACAAGAGCCGGTGGTGCCATTAGAAGCTCTGCTGACGGATTCGCTTCCGCTGTTTCTGACGTTGAAAACTATGACGATGCAATGGCGCTTGTCGGACGGAAGGCGTCCGGTGTGAGAAATGTTATTAGTAGTATGACCGGACGGCTCTACAAGTACATCTCCGCAGTGATTCCGTCTACGATAAGCACGAGCGCGTTCGCAACGTCGATGAAAGGACTTATCCGTGCCCCGATTCGAGCAATCGTCGCACTCGGAGGCCTTATCGCGACGATGTGGGGATACATTACAGGAGCAACAACGGCATCCCTGATGAACACAACGCTCGCTGCTTCACTGTCAACTGTTTCGGCAGCCGGTATCCCAGTAATCTCAACGATGGCCGCAACAGCACTGACGTTCTTGGGAGTTGCATCTACGTCGACACTCGCCGCTGCCGCCGTCGCTGCACTGAGCTTTGCCCTCAACTCGATTGGAATTGGTCTCATCCTCAAGGCTATCGCTGCTATCGTAGCCTTCGCTGGTATTCTTGCCGGAATCCTTTCCAATATGGATGGTATTATTGGCGGCGCACAGAGTGCGTTCCAAGGACTAAAGAGCGCTGCACAAGCTGTATTCGATTCTCTTATCAAGATGGGAGTTCCAATTTGGAACGTATTTATCAGCATTCTTGAAGCACTTGGAGCATTTATTTGGCCGTTTACAGATGCCTTTGGTTACCTTGCAGAACAGCTTGGATGGGCTTCAGAAAACGGAGAAGAAGCTTTCAGTATTTTGGGGATGATTGGAGATGTGCTTGGATTCTTAGTAGATGTTACAGCCGAGTTCTTTAGCTCACTCATTGGACCATTAAGTTTCATAGCTGACTTGATTTACCAAGCACTTTATATACCAACAATTCTATTAATTGATGGATTTGTTTGGTTGATTGACCTTATCGGTAAAGCCATTAACTGGTTTATGAAGCTTGGTCCTGTACAGCAAGTAATTGATGGAATCAACGCTGCCGTTCAGAACCTTATTAAAGCGTGGGATGCGCTAATGTCTATGGTTGATTCAGTAGTGAAGTTTGTGAAGAATATGGTTGAAGGAATGGTCAACTTTATCATTGGTCTTATCAATGGTTTCATTGATATGATTAATAAAGTTCCATTCGTAAACATCGAAAAACTCAGCGACTTTTCGTTCGGCGGCGAAGGAGATTCGCCCGCTTCAGAAAGGCTTGCTGGAGCCGAAGCAAGCGCCGCCGAAGCTCGGGAAAACGCTGGCGACATTATGGACGATGACGAAAGCCGTGGACAGGATGATATGGCTGGTGGTCAACAGACCGTCATCAACACATACGAACAGAACAACTACAACTTCGGTGACTTTAATATGAAGCCCGAGGAGAAGGCTCGTGTCAAGGGGCTTGTCCAAGAGGCTATCGAAGAAGCCAACCGCACGAAGCGACTACGTGATGGAGGTATCTAACAATGTCAACAAACAACAACCTTGACACAGAAGCCGGAGACGATAGGGCCTTTCGAGACAATCGCCCGTTCGTTTCCATCGGAGATGTTGAGTTGAAATACGAGCAGCCGAACATTTCGGTAAATACGTCTGCTCGATTCGCAACTCACGAAGTTATCGGAAATGTAACTGTGCGACAGAAGCTTGGAGAAGACCCCGACGAGTTAAGTATCGAAGGTGTCTGTACGCTCGATGAAGCTAACGAAATCGACCAGCTTAAGGACGAAGAGCTTGTCGAGGTCGTGAGCAACAGATGGAACGGCCAAGCGCAGGTCGCGTCTACAAGTACCCGCCCAATCGCAGAAGGTGGGGGTATGGACAACGACCAAGAGTGGTTGCACAGGTTTACAATTGAACTTGTCGGAATCCGAGAAGATAGATTCGACTTCGATTTCGACTTCGGAGAATACCTACTATAATTATGGGACGAGTAGTATCGAAAGAAGTCGATGTGTCCCTGTTCATTGATGGCGAAGAGTTCTTTGTCATCGAAATGAACACAGACTTCAACAGATATTCGGAGACGGACTACGCGGAACTTACTGTCATCGACCCACAGAAAGAGTCTGACCCGGACAACCTCGACCACGCTTACTTGAATATCAACAACACTGACGTGTTTACCGGCTGGATTCAACAGGTCAAGATTAACAACAAGCGTGGCCGTGTGGACTTCGAGAATCCCGGCACGTACACCGTAAAGGTTTTCAATGACCTCGTTCGGACAAAGACGGAGAACGTCACGCTTTCGATTACAGAAGCGACACCACTCTCGTCAGTTGTCGAAGAGGTCTGTGACCAAGCAGATGTAACGTGTGAAACTGAGCTAACGTGGTATACACAGCAAAACAGAGTTGCCAATGACAGACTTGCTGCCATCGACTACCCAATCGGAATCGAGGAGACAGATACACCTGCCTCGAAGGTTCTCGACAAGCTCGCAAAGTGGGCCAACGCAGACTGGTGGTTCGACGCGAACAACATCCTTCGATTTGGTATTCCAGACTCCGAACTAAAGCAGTTGGAATACGTAAAGAAAGACTCGAACTTCGGTCAGGTTGAGCCACCGTATCGTGGAATCCGTGTCACAGGAGACAGCGTTGTGTCCGAGTACGGACGACGCCTTTCCCACATTCCGGGCTACGAGCCTGCTATCGCAGAGCGGGCTATCGTCTTCAACGAGGCGACACAGACTTGGAGCATTAAGAAAGGTGAAGTACGCAAGCCTGTGTTCACTTATAAGGACAAGGGTATCAAGCAGTCCAAGACTGCATCCCTTGTCGCAGACAACTTCGCTCGTGAACTGCTCCGGCAGGTAAAGGGTGGGAAGGTAACTGTCGTCGGGCGGCAAGACATTCAGGAACGCGACGTTGTTCGTCTACCTGACGAGCTTGGTGGAGACTACTACTACGTCGGTAAGGTGAATCACAAAATGAGCAACAGCGGATATGAAACTGTAATTACGTGTGAGGGTGCTGTTCCTGAACAGAACGTCATCCTCGATGAAGACAAGGAACCCGGAGATACAGTGTACTTTGACGACCCCGAAGAAGAGGAAGGTGATGAATAATGGCTGAGTTTGACCGCACAGAATCGAGTTACATCGAGAACAAGATTGAGCAGGAGAAGAGTGCGCTCGAACTTGGTCGTGTTGTAAAGGTTTGGGAACACACACAGGCTGACGACGACAGTAATCACGAAGTAAATATCATTCTTCGTGACGAAGATAAGGAGCGCCGACGTGTTCCGATTCTCAACAACACACCGGGGAGTATTCAGCCACCCGAGAACGGTGATTTGGTTGTGGTCGGGTTCCTCGATGGGTCTGGTGAAGCGCCTGTCGTTATGGGGCAACTCTATAACGCACAGCAGCGTTCTATCCTCGGCTCTGAGAATATATACAGACTCAAGCGAGGGGACCTCTATTTGGAGGCACACCCTGATGGTGACTGGATGCGAATAGTTCATAAAGATTCCGATGACGGCTCAACGAACGCAGAGCTTGAGGTCAAGCAGGACGGAACAATCGACATTCAGGCGAGCCGTGTGTTCATCTCTGATTCAGAGCAGCTTGTGCAATTGACGCAAAGTTCTGCACTCGCCAATGGCGGAGCAAATGAACACAACCTGAATGCTCCATCGTGGGCGGTCGTTCCGTGGGATGCAGTGGACGAATACAACGATGTTGCCTACACGTTCGATGGAACTGAAGCGATAACGATAGAGGAAGACGGACACTATGAAGTGTATTCAAATCTCTACTACAGCACACCCGACACGACAAACAGGATGAACATTGATATGCGCTTTACGAAGAACGGTAGCCCACTTCCCGGCAGGTCATCTGACGGTTTCGTGAGTGGTCAGTCGAACAATAACACCGCATCGACAGACTTTACAAAGCGCTTCCAGTTCAGTCAGGGTGACGTAATTCGAGTCGAGACACAACAGGAAGCCCAAACAGGCAATCTCTATCCTGTCGCAAATCAATCAACATTCAGTCTCAAGAAACTAAATAGGTGATTATTATGTCAGAAGAACTTGGTGGTGGTCCCGCACTAAATAGAAATTGGGACTTTGACGTTGATGAAACGGGAGATATAGCGAAGGTTACCGGAACGTCAGAACTCGAAAAAGACTTAGCGTTCCGCTCTGAGGTTGTTCTACAGGACTTCCTCGGTCGTCCAATCGACTCGACACTTGCACAAAAGATTCGCGGAACACTACGTTCCGCATTCACAGAAGACGAGCGTATTGAATCTGTTACATCAATCGAATTTGAGAGAACAGGAACAGACGAACTGACAATTACTGTAGAACTTGTTGCAGAAGATAACGAATCATACGAATTAGTATTCCCTGTAGGGGAGGCTTGATAATTTATGTCACTTGACCCACGAACACAAGACGAGATTTATCAGTCCTTGAAGTCGAACCTTCAGGGCAAGATTTCTGGACTGACGAACTTCGTAGAGAATAGCTTTAACTACGTCTGGACACAAGCATTCGCCAGAGAGCAGCACGAGCAAGAAGTCGCTGCAACGGCTGTGCAACTGTCTGGATGGGCAAACTACGCCGGTAAGACGCTCACATCCGAAGACCTTGACGACCTCGACATTGACGGTGCAACAGCGGAAGAAATCAATCAGTACGTCGAGGACGAACACCTTGATGAGTTCGCCAAGGCATTCGGTGTGGCCCGAGACCTCGGTAGCCAAGCCGTTGGTGAGGTCGAAGTTACTGTGAGTGAAGCAACGACAATTCCAGAAGGCGTCGAGTTCGGTACAGAGCCAGATAGCGACGGTGAGTTCCTGTCGTTCTTCACAACTGAAAGCGTCTCTACGAACTCCGCAACAACGGTTACTGTGAGTATTCAGGCCGCTGAAGTGGGTACAGCATACAACGTCGGAGCGAACACAATCACTCACCTACCGAACCCACCGACAGGTGTTGAATCTGTAACTAATCCGAACGCTACCACTGGTGGTGAAGGGATTCAGTCTAATAGTTCACTCCGCGACGACATTAAGAATGCCATTATTGAAAACTCTGGTGGTGGAACAAAGGACGGAGTTGAAGCGTACATCGAGAACAACACTGCTGCGATTCAGGTCACTGTTGACGAGAAGTATCAGGGTGACTCAGAACACGGTAACTATCCCCACGGTGACGTGATTGTGCTTGGTGGAACAGACTCCGAAGTTGAGCAAGCCATTGCCGAATCTCACCCGAGCGCTGTACAGCACATTCTCGTGCGTCCTACGTCGTTCGGTGTAAACGTTACGGCAACTGTTGAAGGTAGCACAATCGACACTACTGAAGTTGAGAACGACATAGAAGCGTACTTTGACGACCTGCTACTTGCAGAAAACGTTTACCGTGACAAGATTATTCAAACAATTCTCAACGCTGACGATGGCATCGAGAACATCGACACGCTTGAGATAGAGATTAACGAAGAGTCACACACTTACGACAGCGACAACTCTGGTGGCGATGCTCCGAATCACCCGTACTACATCCTCGACAAAGGAGACCAGATGGAGCAGGACACAGCAATCACAGAAGTGCTTGCCACTGTTGGTGGTAGCGCTGATACGGTTCTGGCTGAGGGTACTGACTACGAAGAGTACGACAGTACGAACAACGATTACACGTCGCCGGGCCTTGACTCGGTTAACTTCGACGTGGACGGTGACAGTACCCCCGATGGTGACAATCCAGACGAGGATACGATATTCGAAGTCACATACAGAATCGAAGAAGACATTATCATCAACAACGCAGAGGTTGCAACTGCTGGTAACATCAGCGTAACGACGGTGTAAAGCTATGATAGAATTTGACGACATTTTCGACCTTCCGTTCTTCCTTGCTCGGGACAAGGACAGCACTATTCGGAAGTATATCGAAGCACACAACGATGAAACCGACGACTTCGGTAACAAGCTCGAAGAAGCACTCGAAAGTCACCAGATTGACAATGCGAGTGGTGACGAACTTGACGAGATTGGTGCTGCGTTCGGTATTCTCGGTCGTCGTCGTGAACGTAACGACCAAGAATATCGGATTTATCTTAAATCTTTGGTTCAGTCGTTCCGTGGCCGTGGTACGATTCCCGGCATCATTTCGGCTGTCGCCGCAGGTCTTAACGTTGACGAAGACCAAATCGAGATTGAAGAAGATTATCAAAATCTCGAATATATTATTACACTCTACGAATGGACGGACCACAGAGGAAGTACAGTTGAGGAGTTGTCTGAACTGGCTGACGCATCTGTGTCAAACCTCAAACGGACTGTATATAAAATTGACGAAGAGGAAATGGAAGTTGATGATTCGATAAACGTTACAGTATCAACCCGTGTCGAGGATGAGGATATTTCCATCGCTGACCTTGCTGAAGTGAATCCCGACCTGACAAACATCGCAGATGCAATGGAAGTCGATGACCTTGCTGAAGTGAATCCCGACCTGACTACTACTACAGAAGAGGTAACAGCAGATGATACAGCACAGGTTAACCCTGACAAAACCACCACCACCGACGAGGCGGCTGTCGATGATAACACAGAAGTGTACGAAACTGAGACCGCACGTTGGGACCAAGAGCGCGTCGGGTGGGACTTCTTCGAGTGGGAAGCACTGACAGAACTCAGTCGTTCTCTCCCACTTGAGGAAATGTCCGTCACTGACGCTACAGCAATTGACGCAAACAAAAATACCGCTTCTGATGAATCTGGAGCAGCCGACGACGTATTTGTTGACCAGAACAAAGTCGCCGCAGCAGCCGAGAGTGCTGGTGTGTCTGACTCTGTTGATATTCGGTTCAACGTTACGTCTGTCACTGATACAGCTTACTCGGATGATACAGTCAGCATCGACGGTAACACTGTATCAAGCACCGACGTTGCAGGAGCGGCGGATGGTGTGTCCACCTCCGTCACCAATGTCGCTTGGGAAAGCGGTACGTGGAACACAATGACGTGGACGAAAGAGCATAACTAACCGAAAGCTTTAAGTAGACAGAGATAGTAAGGCTTATAAGAGGAACCTTTCACCGGACTAAACGAGGATTAACTATGGAACACCGCAATACACGAAACACGATGGCGATTGAAGGACGTATCGACAAGCGAGTACACGATGTGAACACGCTGCGCGAGGAAGTTGACGGATGGAATGACCTCTCGAAACAAGAGAAGCGTCTCGTTACCCGTTCCCCTGACTCGATTGATTTTAGTTCACTAACAGCAGAACAAGTTGAGCTTGCAAAGCTCGACCCTGAACCCACAGAAGTAGAGCATATTTATAACGTGACAACTGACCGATTCCACGAGTATTTCGTTGACAATCTTGACCCGGCTCAGATTGGGACAAAGGATGACGTTAATGTGACGTGGATGGCGCTTGGCGATGATTCTGCTTCCGGTACTGCAACTTCTGACACTGACTTAAACAACAGAGTGTACTCAGAAACTATTACAGACCACGCAGACAACGGCAAGGAGCTTCTTGCATCGACGTTTATCGACTCGACAGAAGCGAACGGAAATACAGTCGATGAAATTGGTCTCTTTACTGGTGACCCGGCAAATCTTGCCAACTCGGAAGTATTTATGGTCAACCACGCAACGTTTTCGTCTGTTACGAAAGATAATTCAAAAACTGTGACATTCGATGTCACACTCTCGTTCAGTGACGTATAGACTCTATAAACTAATTTAAGCGAGTAAAATATATGAGCCAAGTTCAAAAATACACTTGTTCAATAGAAGGTTGTTCTTTTGAGACAGAAAGCAAAAGCGGGTTAAGTGTACATAAAACAACCATTCACGATGGAGGGGCATCTTACGTGGATGGAAATTGTGAGAATTGTGGCTCATTTATCTCCCGTCGTGAAAGTCAAGTTAGCGATAGCGGAAATTTATTCTGTGACCACGATTGTTACAGTTCTTGTGTTACAGGAGACAATCACCACAACTCAAAAGAAAAAATAGAACTAACCTGTAAGAATTGTGGAGACTCGTTTAACGAGTACCCATATCGAGCAGATGATGCACGATTCTGCTCACAAAAATGCTCTGGAAAGTTCAAAACTGAGACAGGAACGGAACAAATATCGTGCGAGTGGTGCGATACCAAGTATCGTGAGGAGAACTGCAAAATAGAACGAGAAGAATACCACTTCTGTTCAAAGGCCTGTTATGGCTCGTGGCAATCAGTGAATAGAACAGGACAAAATCATCCGAATTGGACAGGCGGA